CCTTCGACGAGCGCTGGCTCAAGAGCTACGGTGCTTCATGCCGTGTGGTGTGGGACACTATGTTCATGGCTTACCTATTAGACGAGAACCACCCCGTCGGCCTCAAGGACCTCGGTGAGCGCCTCCTGGGATACCAGTCGTGGTCTGACGATAATGTGGCACACCTCGGCGATGAGTTCCTGCCACACGTGCCCAAGGCTGCACAAGCCAAGTCCAAGCGTCGGATCAGCATGTATGCGGGTAAGGACGTGCACATCACACGTGAGCTGATGAAGTGGCAGCGCAAGCACATTCGCACGAACCTGAAGCCCCACGAAGACCCGGTAAGAGTCATGCGAGACATCATGATACCTGCCATTGAGCCGCTTCGGCAGATGGAGAATAACCGCCTGCCTGTGCGCCTTGGCTTGGTTACTAAGACCAAGGAGGATGTGTCAAACCGCATTGCAGCTATTGAGAAGAAGCTGGATGCAAGTATTCCACCGAAGGACAGGTGGCCTGACTGGCTACAGAAGACGACTCCCAAGTGGGGTAACACTAACTGGACCAAGTGGTGGCTCTACGAGCATCAGGGTGCACTGTGCCCCCGTCGCACTAAGCCGACCAAGACATGGCCAGAGGGTAACCCGGGAATGTCCCAGGAGGACTTGGGGAAGATAGACCATCCGGCAGCACGTCTGCTGAGCACCAGAAGCACGCTCTACAAGCAGCTCACCGGCTTCCTGGTGCCCCTGGAGGAGCGTACTGTCAACGGACGAGTAAGCACTAGCTTCAAGCTCACCGGAACTGTTACAGGACGACTCAGCAGCTCGAGTCCTGGAAAGGATGACCCCGGCATCAACTCGCAGCAGATACCACGCGAGAAGTCAACTCGCAACCTGTTCGGCGAAAAGGGGCTTGCATGGCTGGAGGTAGACTTCAGCCAGTTGGAACTACGTGTGGCCGCTGTGATGAGCGGCGATCCGACCATGATAGCGCTATTCGCGGCCGACGCTGACATCCACACATACATCGCTTCCCGAGTTACCAAGAAGGACGAGAAGGACGTAACCAAGGCCGACCGTACCCTTGCTAAGGGTGTGAACTTCGGCTTCCTGTACGGTATGATGGCTAAGCACTTCGCGGACTACGTTCGTGAGAACTACGGTGTGATCATTACCAAGAAGGAAGCTGAAACATTCCGTGAGGAGTACTTCCTGAACTTCAACGGCCTGCCTGAGTGGTACCGTAAGCAACGGCAGGAAGCCCTGGAGTTCGGTGGTGTGCATAACGAGTTCGGTCGCTTTCGGCACTTGCCTCGCGTGTACCACGAGAACTTCTGGATACAAGAAAACGCATTCCGTCAGGCTATCAATTCCCCCGTGCAGTCCACGGGTAGTGACTTCATGCTAATCAGCTTGGCTCGTATGTCACGTGACTTGCGACTGCCTGCACTTGGGGCTAAGCTAGTGACCACAGTTCACGACAGCGTCTGCATTACTGCACCATATAAGACAGCGCGCAAAGTTGGACGTATCGTAAAAGACATTATGGAGCATGCAGATGACAACCTCGAACGCAAATTCTACCTCAAGGCGGACGTCACGATCTCGCGTTGCTGGGGAGGTGAACCGCTCGCCGAGTTCTAAGCCTGTGAAAGTATTACCGGCCACAGGTAAGAAGCCTGGAGCGTGGCACGGCCCTAGAGGAACATGGCCTACCACTGCCGACGGGAAGCTGGTGATAACCCAGAGCATGGTCAGTGGATTCGTTGAGTGCCCTCGTGAGACGTACTACGGCATCGTCTTGGGCTTGCGCCCCCGTATCTCCAGCAAGCCTCTCACAAGAGGAACCTGGATACACGCACTCTTGGAAGAGCGCGGCAAGGGCGGCGACTGGAAGGCGCTGCACAAGGAGCTGACAGCCAAGGCAGAAGCCGAGAAATTTGAGGAGGAGATAGCCGGACTTGCTGAGGAGTGCTACAATATAGTCCTCAGCTATGAGTACGTGCACAAGAACGAGGTTCTCACACCTGTCGCAGTTGAGCTCACGGTGGAGCGTCCCATGTTCAAGGGAAAGGTGCTTTACCGTGGCCGCATCGACATAATCTGGATAGACAACGAGGGGGACATATGGCTGGGTGACCACAAGACGCACGCCACGCTCCCTGACTGGAGATACCGTGAACTAGCCTTCCAGCATTATTCCTACTTGTGGGCAGTGGCACAGGCACCTGGATACAAGGCGCTACGCTACAAGGGGAAGCCGCTTCCACAGCCGAAGGGGTTCATCTACGACTACTGCCGCACCAGTGCCATCCACACGCCCAAGCTGACCACTAAGGGCAAGATCAGTCGCGTGCTGAAGCCCTCGGGTACCACGCTCCCGGTCTTCCTCGAGTGGTTACGTGAGCAGCACATGATGACCACCATCAAGGGAAAGAACCTGTTAGCCATTGAGGACCCCACTGAGCGTGCATACGTTGAAGAGTTCATTGTGGCCTTGCAGCAGCGGGACTACAGTACCGAGTTCCGTCGTGACCGTATGGTGTTCAGCGCCGAGCAGCGTGAACGTCAGCGCAAGGCTTTTGTCACTTCGGCCCGTAGACTGCTAACCTATAAGTGGGATGATCCAGATTGCGTGGAGCGTAACCTGCACGCCTGCTCTGGGTTCATGTGTAACTACAAGGATCTAACTGTGGCTGACCTTATGCACGGCTCCAGCGAACTTGAGCAGAAGACCCGGTACGTGACCACGCGTGACCCGCTGGACTACTACCCTAACCAAAAGAAGAAGGGCACTAAGAAATGAAAACCATCGGATGCACCTACTGCGGTGCCAAGCCCGGAGACAACTGCACTTTCGTGCTGGCTCCAGAGACATCACCCGTTTCGGTGTCGTGGTCGCACGGCTCCAGAAAACCGAAGGTCGTGCTAGTATGAGCATCTACTGCATCTACGGTCGGCCGAAGGTTGGCAAGACCACACTCGCGCTCAAGGGTGCCGTCAAGAACAAGACTGCTATCCTCAGCGCGGACCGTGGACTTGTCGGTATTGAGACCGCTGGGTATACTGTGGTTGAGGACCTGAGCACGGCCAACTTGAACAAGGTCATCAACAGCCGGTTCCTCGCACAGCACGAACGCATTGTCGTTGACACTGCTACTTCGCTCCACGGCCTGTTCCTCATGGAAGCTGGCTCCGGCAAGGCGTCTCAGCAAGCGTACGGCGTCGCGAATAACGGTCTGGCCACATTGCTCAGGACCCTCCGTGACGAGAAGAAGGAAGTCATCGTCACCGCACAGGAGAAGCTAATCATGCCTGGACAGGGCCTCGGCTCAGACGGCAAAGAAGATTGGTCGCCTGAAGATGACGATGAAGACATGACTGTGATGACGACGGTAGACCTGCCTCCCGGTGCAGCTAGTGCGTTATTGCAGTTGTCGGACGTAATAGGTAGGCTGTACATTGCCCACGTGAACGGCAAGCCCGTTCGCCGCTTGTGGCTTGGGCCGTCATCTTCAATTATTGCTGGTGCACGCAGTAAGGTGTATCATGGTAATCCGCCCTATCTCAAACAGCCCAGCATCTCAGGGCTCAATACACTTCTTGGCTGGACCCGCTAGTCAAGATCATCAAAAGCAAGAAGAAGGATAAATATCATGGCTAAGAAGATTCGCTTGGACTTTAGCAAGACCGAAGAACGTTCCGGCTGGAACACGAAGCACATCGACGAGGGTCTTCACAAAATGAAGATTGAAGGCGTGCAGGAGACCGAGGCACAGGACGGGACAGCAATGCTGATCTTCGCAATGGTGCCGGAGGACCCGAAGCTCAAGACTCGTCGTTTCCCGTTCTACTGCAAGCTTCAGCCGAACCAGCTCTGGAAGCTCCGCGACCTGCTCGTGTCGGCTGGCCAGACGGTTCCCAAGAAGATCGTCAGCATCGATCCCGGTGTCGTCGTTGGCAAGTTCATCGCCGCTGAAGTTGAGGACGACAACTATCAGGGGAACCTCCGCTCCACGATCAACGGCACCTACGGCCTGGAAATCCTGGACGACGAGGACGGTGCAGCGCCGGAGGACGACGAGGACGAAGAGACCGAGTACGACGAAACGGAATCCGAAGAGGCTGACGAAGAGGAGTACGAGGAAGAAGACGATGAGGAGGAAGAGGAGGAGGAAGAAGACCTCAACGACCTCTCCATCGGCGACCTGCGTGCCCGTGCCAAGGCGCTTGGAATCGTGACGCTGAAGAAGCCCAAGGCTGCACTCATTGATGAGATCATTGATGCCGAAGCTGAAGGCGAAGCCGACGAAGACGAGGACGAGCTGGAAGACGAGGACCTTGAAGATGAGGAACTTGCCGACGAGGAGTTCGAAGACGACGAGGAAGAGGAAGAGGAACCTGCTCCGGCACCCACGCGTCGTGCAGCCCCCGTCCGCAAGGCCGCTCCGGCAGCCAAGGCCGCACCTGCCAAGCGTGCAGTGACGCGTCGCCGCTGAGCTAATGCAGGAGGCTGAGATAGTCCGACGCATGTTGGCTATTCTCAATGCCATTGACGGAGTGTATGCAGTACGCACTCACGGGGGTTCCTTTCAACAGAAGGGGACCCCCGACGTTCTTGGATGTGCTCATGGCTTTTTCTTTGCTATTGAAGCTAAGCGGTCAGCACGGGAAAAGCCTTCACCGTCACAGATATATAACCTGAAGAAGTTCGAAGAGGCAGACGGAAAGACATTCGTTAGCCATGATCCAAAAGCCAAGGAAGTAACAGCATGGATAGCGAGTCTCTAAGCCTAATCCGTAAGGTGTGGCGTCACTCCGGAATAGCCGGTAACGTGTGGATGCCGCACATTTATAAGATCGGTCACAAGACAGACCAGAAGTTCCGCGAAGGCGAAACGCTTGATGCACAATCACCGGACTTCACACCGCTCCGTGATTCGGTGGACTGGTACTGGACACCAGCAGTTAGCAGCAGTGACAGCCGCAAGGCCAAGGAGTACCCGGCACAGCGCGCTATCTGGGTAGACTGCGATGAGTCGTACGACAATAAGCTTTTAGAAAGCCTGAAGCCTTCCTATATGTGGGAGACAAGCCCTGGACATAAACAGGCAGTCTGGCTCCTCAGAGAATCCATAGCCACATCTGAGTTCCACCGGGACGGCTTCATTGGAATGATCACCCAAGCTCTGGGCGGAGATAAGTCCGGCGTGGACATCGGACAGCTACTGCGTGTGCCCGGAACCATGCACCACAAGCGCGAGCCATTCAGAGGCGGTATCCTGCGTAGCGCTGGCACTGTGTACACGCGCGGCCAGCTTCTCTCACGTGTGGCCAGAGGACTGGGATTCTCTCCAGGGCTGGCCTCTGAGCTCGGTGCAGATGACCCCTTCGGTGACCGGAGTAAAGTGCTATGGCGCTTCTCTAGAAATGCGGCTGAGCTTGGCTTAGCACAGGACCTGACGTTCAAGCTCATCAAAGCTACCAAGTGGAATAAGTGGACCGATGACCCTGACCGGCTCAAAGAAGACATTGCTAACGCATACGCTCATGAGCCGACTCCCAAGCCGGATAAAGAGCAGCAGCAAGCACAGGACCAGTACGACTCTCACGAGGACTCTGAGGACGTAGAACCGTGGGGCATGGCCACGGTAGACACCTTCGGTCCTGTAATTCGCAAGCCGATCTCCTGGGTCGTTCCTGGCATCATCCCCTCCGGTGGGTGTGGGCTACTGGTGTCAGCGCCCAAAGTAGGCAAGACCCGTATCGCCATAGAGATCGCGCTTGGCTTGGCTACCGGACGAAAGCCTCTGGGGATATCTATCCGTCGCCCGTTGTCCGTTGGGTTCTTCTCCTTGGAGGACGGCGAATACCTGTTCTCCAGCCGCTTGGACGGTTCGCTGAATACAGATCACGGTCGGTTCAAGTACCACTGGGACGGCCACATCAATAAGGAATTGCGGTGGGCACCGCCTCAGGCGATGGACCTATTCACGAACTTTTCGCAGGTTGACTTGAGCGATGACGGCGATAAGCAACGCCTTCTTGAGACGATCAATAAGTATGAACTGAAGCTGGTGATCATAGACACACTAAGCATGGCTATCGGCAAGTCAGACGTCTCTAACTCCAAAGACATGTATGCCATCCTCAAGGATGTGAAGACCATTGCCAAGGCTACGGGCTGTGCAATCATGTTCATCCACCACACTCGTAAGCGGGTATTTGAGAAGGGTGAGTCCATCCAGGAAATGGTGCTAGGTAGCACTGCTCTCCACGCTTGGTCTGACTTTATTATGAACCTCGCAGCGCCGTCTGAGGACAGCGAGTTGTTACGCCTTGGAGTACAGACCAAGATGGGCAACGACACCCACTACATCGACACTCGGCTCAAGATCATCAAGCAGCCGGTCCTGGAAGAGTGATGGACTCCCAAGTGGTGTGGATAGGCGACAGCTTGCGTTACGACTGGCTGACTTTCCACCCGGATGCCATAGCGGGGCAGGTTCCCTGTCACGAGTGCGGTGGGTCTGGCTACTGGGGATTCGGGCCAGCACCCGACACCTGTGGAGACTGCATCGATTGCAAGGGCACGGGTCGCGAGTGGGTAGGACTTGCGTGAACACTGATCAAGGTGCACACTAGGTACATGGACATCAACAGCACTCACCCGACGGTCATCTCCCACGAAGGATACACCTTCCTAGAGTTCAACGGCGAATTCTACAAAGGTTGCCCTCGTTGTGGAGGCGAAGGCCAGTACTCCTTCAACGGAGAACACTCCCGGTGCTACGACTGCAATAACACGAGCTCCAAGCTCGGAGTGCACTTTGACAGCCGTGCAGACGCTGAAAAGTGGTGCCACGGAAAAGCAGTGGCACAGGCTAACCGCGACCGGCTACGTGAGAACAAGAGACTGGCGCTTGTGGCCAAGATGGAGAGCTACCAAGAAGCCGTGAAGGAAGCTGACGAAGAGGTGTACAGCTTCTTGGAGGCTATCCACGAGTCAGAAGAACCGACCAAGGACACGTTCATAGCCAACATGGTAGACGCCCTGTTCTGCGTCTCATACGCTAAGCCCTTCACACCTAAGATGATCGCAGCAGTTCGTAAGAACCTGGACAGGGCGGCTGAGCAGGAAGCAGCGTCAGCAGCTCACCCGGCACCTACAGGCCGCGTCGTTGTCACAGGGGAGATCACTTCAACCAAGGTCGTTGAAGGCGACTACGGCATGTCCTTCAAGATCATTGTCAAAGACGACGCTGGCTTCAAGGTCTGGTGCACCATCCCGCGTGCACTGATGGACGACCTGACCGGAGGCTTCAGCGAGGTCAAGGGACGCCGCATCACGTTCACGGCCACACTAGAGGCCAGCCGGGATGACGTAGCCTTCGCGTTCGGCAAGCGGCCCACGAAGGGTGCTTGGCTGTGACCCTGTAGGGCTGGCAGGCTGGCAGGCTGGTAGGTTATGCCTACCGGCCCACGGTAGCGACACCTGAGACGACCTGACCGAGAACCGCAGAGACATACGCAAGAGGCACCCTAGGCCAGTTAGCCCAAGGTGCCTCTTTTTGGTTCATTTATTGCTATGCAGCATGTTTCGGCAGGGAATCCGGATCAGCCACTAGACCATTGGACACGGGGATGTCCGTACGGATACTGACGCCGAGCTGGGTGGCACCTGCCTTAATGAGGGCGATGATGATGATGATGATCTGCTCACGCGAAGGCACGCCGTCAATGAAGAACGGGATGAGAGCAATGAGCAGCACACCCACCATCTCCACGGCCATCTTGCCACCAGCGGCCCACTTCCCTTTCAGCAAGGGGACAAAGAAGATGCCGACCGCGCTTGCCACCAGCACCGAGAGCTGAAGGATGTCCACGATTTCCGGCACCGTGGGAAGCACTGACAAGGCCGTAAGCAACACGACCAGGAACGATGCTAATGCTGCACCGTACTTCTGCATAATTGTACTCATTATTTTCTCTCCTTATTGTTTGATGTTACTTATTCCCATTCCGGCGGTATGAACCCGGCGGATGCTAATACATCCATATGGCGTTTTGAAA